ATACTGCGCAAGATCTGTTCTCATCTGATGAACTCTTGGCATCAGATAATCAGAATGTTGAATAAAATACATCTCAGTTTGAGCATAAGATCCAGCTACAGCTTGTTCTATCCCTGTAGCAGTATCTGATTGACCTATTTGCTGACCAAGTCTTTGTGGTGTAACACCAATATTTTCAAAACATTGTTGCTTAAAATAATTAGCTAATTGAATCCTAGACATCAATCTATTAGTTTGAGAAAGATCTAGTTGTTGGAAATGTTGAAATGCTAAAGGATTTTCAGTATTTGTTATTGTTGTATCTAACGGTAACATCTGAAAATTCTTCATAGCAACATAAGCTTTAGCTAAGTTGTTCTTTCCCCAATCTTCACCCAAAGAGTGACGAGGTAAAGCATTTTGATCTAGTAATACTACAGTTCCAAGTTCATCAACTAAAATATCTGCTATTTGATTGTTTACTATATTGTAACCAATCTGATAAGGTTTCATAAGATCTACTAAAGCTGTGGATCGAGTATTTCTATCTGAGAATACAGCACCTTCTACAGGTAACTTACAACCATATAAAGTATTATCACCTTTAAATTGAAACTTAATTGGTCCAACTTTGTTTTGATCAATACCTAGATAAATAGGATTTACTCCACCGGGATTATTAGCTCCCCAGAAAGTAGGTCGATTAGGACCAATCTTTACACCACCCCAAACTTGATTAATCCATATCCAATCAATATGCTCTCCAAAAATTAATGTGTCTTTAGTTTTATTTTTAAATAACTGAGTATTATAAATAGGTTTATCTGTTATCTCATAAGTTTCATCAATAATATCAGTAATTGTTTCACCTACATCATTGATTTTTGTTAGATGTCCAACCTTACGTTGAGATTTCCAATAATTAGTAGTGACTCTCAACATATAAGCCATTCCCTCATCATAATAGTCTTCGGATTGACCCATAATCCAATTTACAATATCACCTCCATTATAATCGTAGTTATCCCACATAGAAGTAAATTGTCTATAAGCAAGACCGGGCATATTAGTATTCCAATCATGACTCTTAGTAGCATCATAATAAGATCCATCATTTTGATAGCCTTGATTAGCATAACCTGCAGAACGTACTGGGTATATTGCTTCAAGTGATTCCAATTGATCATTTGTCATTAGATAACCGTATTTATCTATAACATCGGCTACGGTCATCATTTCTATTTTACCGACCCAGTTACCCTGGCTAATATATCTTACTTCAGGAGATTTGTGATAGAAAGTTAATACTGGGTTCCAAAGTTCTACATCATAATCATCTTCATACATCTTAAAGTGCCAAAACTCTCTATCTGTAATAAGACTATCTCTAAAACCTCTTTCCTCAAGTTCATCTAATCTAAATCTCTCATCATCTACTCTATGTTGGTGAATTGCCCAATCTTCAGCTAAACTTCTATAATCTTTATTAAAAAAATTTTGAATCTCAGGTAATGTTTTTAAATTTTCAGGAGCTAATTGTTGTTGCATTTGCTCTTGTAATTCAGGATCATTAGGATCTGCACCCTGAGATATCATATTAGCTATAAGCTTTTGTTGAGCATCTTGCATTAAAACTGATTCAATAGCATTCATCTTTAATTGCAACATCTCATTGTAAGAGTTCTCATCAACAGATCTAAAAGTAATTTTGTTATTTCTTTTAGCAAATTCACTAGTTAAAACATTTATCACATTTGGAATAATGGGATAAAATTTAAGTTCTAAAGCAGTATCATCTTGTTTTACAAGAACTTCAACAAGATCTTTCATCTCATTATCTTGCTCAACTATATAATCATTTTTATCAATAATACCTTTAGCAAGTTTATAGTTTTTCATTAATCGCTGAGCATTGCGTCTAATTTGCTTAAGCCCTTCCCACTCTAACCAATCCATATTCCAAGCTATCCACTCTTCATCTTTTTCTTTTCTAGGTAAAAATTGAATAGGTTGTGTAATGGAACCCATACGGTTATACTCCGTTTTGGCTCCACTTTTTAATTGCATCGCATTTAAAATCTTCATGTTACTTTATATTTTTAAACATGTTTTTTGGTGGTCTTATAGAACTACTTTTGCTATTGTTTCCAATATGCCTAAAGGGACTATTGCTTAATTTAAACAAATTATCTGACTTTTGCAAGTGCTTAGTATCCTTATATTCCACACGTTTTTTATAACCTCTATTAGCTTGTTGTACTTTAGCAAAAGCAACAAGTGCTGCCAAAGATACTAATCTATCGACATTGACACCATCTTCATATGCTTCCATTTCAACCATAGCCATAACATCTGGTATTCTTTCAATACCATAAACTCTTTTTACTATAGTACCATCTTCTTTAGTTTCAATATCTATTTCTTCTTTTAAAAATTCAATTAGATAACTAAGCATATGACTTTTAAATAATGTACCAGTATTTTTCCAACCATATTCTTGAAACACATTAGCATTAGCACCTAGATCTTTAAGAAAAAGAATTTGATTTTTAGGTACAAGATACTTTTGTAATTTTTTAGAAATCATATGTCTAATAAAATGACTTATGTTATTTTCAACTAATGTCCAAGCATTGTACCACTCAATAAGTAATTCTAATCTTTCATGGGTTTTATTAATATCATCAAATCGACCACACCAACTAGCAACAATTTTATCTTGTTCTATAAAAGTTTCTGTTTTTTCATTAAAAACTCTAGTTACTTCTACAGGATTTTTATAAATATAAATGGAACAAAGTGATTCTGAGGTAGTTGTTTTACCTTCACCAACAGGGTCAATTGAAGCAAAGTAAGTTCCCCATGAAGCTCCAACATCTGGTTTTTCCCAAACAACAATAGTTCCTGTTTTATCTTCAGTATTTTTTGTAATAGGAAATTCTGAAATAGGAAGTTTACTTGTTATTTTAGCTTCAATTTTTCCATCCGGAGCTCTATTAAGTTCCATAAACTCATAAGCATATTCTTTATCTAGAATTCTACGTTTTTGTGTTGCAACATAATCTAAAGGAAAAATTGATATACTTCTTGAAGCAAAAGCTTCAGCAATATTAGTTGGATTTTGAGATATTCTTAATTGATATTGTTCAGGAGAAAGTTCTCTTTTCCATCTTTCTCTAAGAACTTCTATTGCTTTTAAACTTTCTTCAACAAGAGAATTACCATAATCATCTATATATGGAGGCATTGACCATTGCTCAGGAATAAATAATCCACTTAATCCTATTGTTCCTTTTTCATCTAAAAGATTGGTTTCTACAGCATAAATATCATTTGGCACTGGTCTTAACATCATTTCTTTTAAAGGTCGACATTGACCAAGATCACCAACAGATCCAGCTGCAATAAATAATCCAGTAGTTATATGACCAGATTGTAAAGCAGGTCTAAGATACTCATATGTTTTATCCATCTTAGGTGCAATACCAGCTTCTTCATGAAAAAACAAAGTACATGGTCCACCTACACCAGCTGTAGCATCTTTTTCAAAAGTTAACATAGAAAGAACTCCCTTGAGACCTTTCATATATTTTCTACCCGAACTATTTGTTTCTTCAATTTGTTGTTGCCACATCCCTGTTTTCCAAGGATTCATTGGACGATACCAAGCTGTGTGCTCATTAAGAAATGAAAGATATTCATTAAGAAACTTCCAAGATCCTTTATCATTAACTTGATCTTTTAAAGCAGCACCCATTTTAAGAATAGGTGTTTCTTCAAACCAAATTAAATTAATAAGTTTAGCACAATGAAAATATGATGAAGCTATTTGTCTTTTCTTTAAAATAGCACAATGTTTATAATTGAGTTCTGCTAATAACTCATAAAGAGCCATATGATATTGCGCATCGCGAATCCCAGGAAAATCAAATTTCTTTTTTTCTTTATCATTTATTCTAAGAAAATTAAGAAACATATAATAATCTCTTGGAATATACCAAACCTTGTTATTATTTTTAAAGATAACTCCTTTGCGACATTTAAGTTTTTCAAAATCCCAATAATCTACAAAATCTTTACTTCGAACAGGAGCTGCACAATAATAACCTTGAGTATTAAAAATTCTTGCTTGTTCATTAAATAATTGAGATGTTTCATCAAATTCATATTTACCTGGTAATTTAAAACAAGAATGAATAAAGATTCTAAAATCATCTCTAGTTTGAAAGATAGTATCACCTATCCAATTACCATTTTCCCAAGTAGGAACTTCTATGAAATTTTTATTGATCATAAGCTAAACCAGCGCCTCCACGAACATGATTTTTTTGTTCTTCTTGTAAATCTTTATAAACTCCTTTAAAGGAAGATCTTATTCCTTCAAAGTTTTTAGCAGCAGCCACTAGTGAATTAATGTTACCATCTCGACCATGACTAATAGGAGTTGTTTCCATATATCTAGCTAATCTATCCATCATAGTAGCCATACCTCGATATGATCTTACTGTTGGTGTTTCAAAAAGTTTATTACAACGATCTTTTGCTCTTATAATTAATTCATCTTCTGTTGAAAAATTAGCTTCAATTTCATCTAATATTAAACTTTCTTTATCTTCTTCTGGAACATTAAAAAAAGGATTAAGATTAGGATCAGGACAAGTCATATAAAATATATACTTATAGATAGTTATGTAATCTG